TATTTAGCGCCAAGTGCATAATGATCTTTAGCTTCTTGCAACTCAGCCAGTTCCTTACCTTCTAACCCGTCTACTGGTCTGCTCCTAATATCGATAATTCGCATTATATAGGTGTTATTACTTAAGCCACTGAATAATGCTTTGAATTCATCCCAATGTAAGCGTTCATTCACGGGTTTATATAATTCTCTAGTAAGACTAATACCGTAGCACTGCATAAATGACGCGTAAATAGCTTCAGCATCTTTTGTATAAGAATAATACTGTGTCGGTTCTAAATCATCACCAGCTATATCTTTTTGGCTTTCTGTGACCCCATATGGCTGTAATCCGATGTAATTTATAAGTGCATCAGTAGCCGTCACAATAAAATCAGGATCATTAGGTGCATCATCACCAAAAAACATTCTAAAAGCTGTTAAGAATTTATGCTCATTATCAAGCACATCATCTTCTAGCATCTGATAAAATGCTAAAACGTTATCAAACGCTAAATTAACTGGATAAAGCTTTCCGTTATATTCAACAGAAGTATTTAGTTTTTCTGTTAAATCAATCATGGTTGATTACTTCCGTTTTTTATTGCGTTTAGTATATAGTTTCATTCGTTTATCTTGCTTCTTTTCCTCTTCGATTTTCTCTTTAATGGAATTTGTATAGATATTACGTAATTCTTCAATCAAATAAGATAAAGCAACTGTCTTGTTGCCAAAACGTTGATATAAACGTTTTCCTTCACCTTCACCAAGCAAATCATCCAATGTAGCGATCATTTGGGACTTGAGTTCTGCAAATAGATTTGACACAACTTCTTTACGCCCCTTTTCGCCCAACTCAATAAATTCTTCATTGCTGATATCGTCAAGATTGGTAAAATATGCTGATGTTTCTGTTTGTAGCTCAGTCAATCGCTTAAACATCTCATCATCAATCACGATCGAATAAACCTTACCCGCAATACGTACATTCGCTTTACTAAAATTATCAATTTTTGCATCTAAGTTAATTTCTTTGATAGCCATTATATTCATTCCTCCGTATCGTCTCACGTTAATCGTCTCTGTTTCTTAATTTATCTAGGCGTTTTGTGGTGTACCTGGTGTTTGATCACTAAGTTTGAATAAACCTGCTTCATCAGCTGCAACAACCTTAGGCTTGCCATTAGGAATTACAGGCTCGCCGTTCATCCCTAAAACGAAACTAAACGTTTGCTTAGCATTAGCGTTACCACCGCTAGCAACAATCGTCATAATAGTTACATGGGCTACGATCATTTCACCAGTTGAATTGATCCATAACATACGCGTTTTAAGAGCTTCACCAACAGCAAATTCTTTCCCAGCAACGAAATCTTGCGCCTTATCGCCATAAACACGGTGCCCAGAAAAGGACCACTGTGGGCGCTTGCCAGTAATGTCATTAGAACCATATGCACCACCATCATAATAAGCATCGTTATTTGCTGTTTCATTTCCTGCTGGTGTTACACTAGCAATACCCTTGGCTAAGCGGGCCCACTTTGCATCAGTAACATCTGTTAAATCATCACCGCCAGTAACATCGATATAATATTGATTAGTTGAGTTCAATAAGAACCCATCGCTAACTGGTTCAGAGTTAGCGACTTTTGTTGTTTTAATTGCCATATTATGACCTCCTGTTAAATAAATGTGTCTACCACTACTTGAAAATCAAGCACATAAACTGCTACCCCTGCGGTATCAGCAGAAACAATGTGCGGAAAAGATGTCAGTTGTAGTGTGTTGAAAATAAAACTGTTGTCTTGGCTGACAACAGAAAAATCGTTATCGCCAAGCAATTCAGCAATAGAAAAAAGGCACTGGTTAATCAGCGCCTCATTATCAGACCGCATAGCGATCTCAAAATTAAATTGTTCAGTTTTGTTACCTTCATAGTCGCAACTGATAACGTTTGACCCTGGTAAAGCATAAATACGTAATTCAGGAACTTTTTTGCCATCTAAATACCCACGTTTGATATCTACTGGTAACTCAAGACTATTAATAGCCTTTTGCAAGACACTTTCTAAGTCCATCTGTTTATACCTCCTTCTTCCCAACCTGCCACAAATGCTCTTTTCCAACTATTCATGTATAATGACTTAGCCTTAAGATCCCAACGTTTTGTGGCTAGTGGATGTTGATTACGCGTATAATTGACTACTGGACTACCATTGATAACGCCATAGAACTGTGCTCTAGCATAAGGGGCTTGCCAACTGATATGATTTTCCATTACATTCCCAGTATTTGATAAATACCCGCTTTTGAATGGCACGAATTGATCCATATCAGCTGCTGCTTGATTAGTAACGTTATATAACGCTGTATCTAATCTGTTTTGAGAACACTTTTTATCAAACTTCTCACCATGAAAAGAAACCGTAATACCCACTACAGCACCTCCAACTCATAACTATAGACATCCCCGCTAAAAGGATCTCTATTAACAACAATATTAGTGATCGTCCATTCTTTACCGTCATATCTAATTTTATTACCTACTGCTTCTCGCGAAAAAGTTGGCATTGGATCAGATACACCAGCAAATAAAAAGACAACAGCATTAGCCGTGATCGTTCGACTATTGTTATTGCCTGAGTAAATAGTTTGCTCTTGTACAATCACATTGTTTACTTGCATTGTTGTTTCTGTTTTGATTGGTTTGCCCCAATCGTCAGTTTCATCACTAGAGCTAGTTTGAATAAGCTCTATGCTTTGATTACATAGTTGTTTACTGATCCTTGGAATATTTATCATGTTGATTTCACCCCACGAAATAGCAAACCATAACGCCCCAATAGTTGATAGGCTTCTTTACAAACACCACGAATAGTGCCATTTGTAACTGGATCTATTGCAGGTGATAATGATAACCGACCAATAGACACGCTTTGAAATTGATTACCTGTATCATAAGAAGCTGTAACACCCGTCTGCTGAATAAAATCAATCTGTTCACATATAGCTGATTTATAGGCATCTACACGCTTTTGCCATTCATCCTTAGCTATATCATGATCACTGTAATAATAATTAGTTACAGCATCAATATGGCGTTGTGCCTGAGCTTCTATAGCAATGAAATCTTTATTTTGCAACGCTTGGGTATATCCTAGCTCGCTATATTCTTTTAGCGTTAAGTTTGCTACCCATTTCATGAGATCACCTCATTACGCTGTTTGTGAAGCTGTATCTGCTTTAGATAAGTTAGCAACGATACCATCTTTACGTGAATCAAGAATAAATAAATCGTGATACAAACGGTTTTGGTATAGGTATCCATCGCCTTCGGTATGTTCACCTGGTGCGAATAAATAGACCGCGTTTTCCTTAACTACTTGGATAATCGACGGCTTAGAAACAAACATGAAATTAATGTTTTGTGCATTTGCCGTTGGCTTGAATCCATCAGAAAAATCATAGTCAGACATGAAACGGGCTCCATCCCAAATCTCAATCAATTGAATTCCATCAATAGATGTGATACGAGAGTTAAGAGCTGTACCAGAAACGTTTTGATCTGTGATAGTACGAGTAAACGCAGTAGATTGCTCTAATTTGTTCATTGTGTCGCTAGAAACGAAACCAACGATGTTTTGTGGACCATACTTGCGTAATGGCATAATTGCATCTTTGATGGCGCCATAGACATTGCTTTTAGTAAGCTTGGTATCATCAACTTGTCCCACATCTTGTGCGCCCTTAGCCATTTTAGAAAAACGGTAGGCGTCCAATTCAGGTTGCACGTGTTCCGTAATAAACACATTTGAGATATTAGCCATCGCAAGTTCTTGGTTAGTTTCATCTACATCTTGCTTATCAATAAAGAACTCAACGTCACGATCCTGGCCCATTGTATAAACCTTTTTAGAATCCGTAACGGTCCCTTCATTGTAGCCCTTACCACGAGTATGATTTTTTAAGCCAGACGTGCTAATTGTACGAAGCATAAATGATTTACCCCCATTGACTAAGCTAACATCAGCATTGCCAATGGCCGTAGTCATAAGCCCTTCTGTAATTTTTTGGTCTAACATAGCGCCGTCTTTTTCAACATAATTAAAAGTAGACATATATTAATCATCCTTCCTTTTACTATTTATCTTTTAATCCTAATGCGGCGCGAAATGCATCGCGGTTATCATCCCCGCCACCATTACCACCACTAGGATTACCACTAATTGTTGAATTACTTGTATTTTGAGATTTATCTTCAAACAAGTAACTATCACTTTCTTGTAAACTTGTTAGCTGATCATCAAGACCAGTTAATTTGCCATCTTCGCCCATTTGAATTTTACCCATATCGAGTAATGCTCGTACAGCTTTTCCATTACGTGCATTTGAGCCAGCAATAGCAACATCAACAGCACTATTAAGCTTCAAGCTAGCAATTTTCTTTGCGCTTTCATCTTGAGACTGCTTGAATTGTTGTTGCAAGTCATTCAATTGGCCTTGCAGTGCTTCGTTATCCTTAGCGCTTTTTTGTAGATCCTTAAGTTTAGAACTATTGCTATCAAGTTCATTCTTATA